CCGCTGGCAGAGAAATAGGCAACTAGTTTTTTGCTCATAGTTAATACCTCCATGAATCGTTATGGTAGTCGGTTTGCAACTGAAGCATCTACGGCAACATCCCATTCTAATCTTTTCGGTCAAACACGTACCCCTTTTTACCGTCATTTTCTCCAATCAGCTCTTTTTTTACTTTCTTGAGTGCCTCGGCACTGCTACCACCAGCAACATCTTTTACTATTATTTTTTTCTTAGTGACGTAATTTCTATAGTATAGTCCATTTACATCTGTTGCAGTTTCTGATAACACAATATTGTTAGACTCCCCTCGAACGCACTTCATAGTTCTAAGTTCTTTTTCTAAAGTCCAGTCTCTCCAGATATGATCTTCGTCGTATCCACCTTTATGTTTGAAAAGATAAGCAATTTCTTCAAGTTCCTGAAAAACGGCAGCCTTTAATTCGTTTACTAATTCTGCATCAGTGCAATCAGATATAGATATATTCATATGCAGATCACGGAGGTATCCGGAAATACGTACGAGCTGTTTGGCAATTCTGCCATCCTTGATTTCTGATATTTTATCCGCATATACAACATAATATAGAGGACACATCCATTCGTATTCATCATTAGAAAGTCCATCTTCAATTAAATCATCGAACGAATCGAAATCCACCTCTACACTATAACCTCTTTCATTGCTTCCTTTTGCAGAATATAATTCATATAAATATCGATCATTATATGACATTGAATATGATCCAAGAAAGACTGATGATCTCTCATTATTAAAACCAACTCCAAAATTACGAATAGCACCGTCAAAAAAATCAACTCCACAGCTCTGTATATATTCATAAAGAACAACGCCTTCGTAATTATCATTCATATGATCTGCGCATGTAAGAACCCAAGTAGCATCAGATCTTTTATTCTCCGAAAGCCGGAAAATACGCTCCATTTTTGAAGGACTCATATACATTGCAACCGTTTTGATGTGTGCTCTGGCAAGCGGTGAATTAATATCGACAGTCAAGATTTCTTTTATTTCACTGATGCTTTTATTCCTTAAAATTGAGTTTATAATAAAAAAGATTCTGCCTTTTTCCACAAACGGGTAATTCCTGTATTTCATATACCATTTAAGTATAAAAAACCATCTCCCAGTTTGGCTCAAAAAGTCCGGCTTCTCAAAAGCGCATTCAACAACATAGTCCCAATTTTTAAGAATTTCATCAAATAACTTATCTCTACCCACTTTCGTTTTTAAAAGATTAGATGCGTAGTCACTATCCAACACATCTTGCAACCACCATAGTGAAGCAAGACCTGTTACTTTAAGCTTGGTCCCATATGTTGTGATGAACTCATTAATGTCCCTATTACTGCGCAATCTGTGAAGCATTAGGCAAATTGCCTCACTTATTTCCGTGCTATCGGTATTGGCTTCATTTGGCAACCACTCGTCTCTAAGATAATTCAGGAAATTTCTATAGACTTTTTCCAGGTATGGATGATTTTTAAATGCAGCTACTGTTGATCCTATTGCCAATTTAATTTTTCTAAAATCTGTATCATGGTACTTATATATCCAACAAAAGCATGAAACGATATCGTTATTACACAAACAAGTATATATTACGGTATCATTAACGCTCATATCACCAATCCAACCATTATGGGAAAGGATGGTATACACTTTTTCAATTAACTCATTATCTAAAAAAACACAAGAATGATAGACGATGTCTAGTAGTTCTTCTTTATCCCACTTCTCCTTTTCTTTCATTTTTATAATTTCTTCTCTATCGAATTTCTCAAACAGGTTTTTTAATTTTAGCAATCTATTCCTGTTGCAAAAATACTTAGTAGTTCTAATAAACATTGTGCACCTCCATTAGGAGAAATTTCCTTAGGTATTATTCGACAAGGAAAGCGTTCCCATAGTCAGTCACTCTGCTTCAATCGCTACCTTCTTTTTCACCAAGGAATCCAAGGTACTTTGTCATCATCAACCGGGTATAACCGGGACAACCGCTGATACCACAGCACCAATCTTCCACAGTACGTTTGGAAATTCAGAACCGGATTGCCAATTATTCCTGCGTTAGACTGGCTACTCTGCAGATATCCTTCACACTCATATGCGCAACATTCCAAATACTATCCAGGCCAGCATCAGCTGTCACCTCCGCATCAGCAGAAATATCTTCCGGGTCACCCTGACCTTTTGGGCATAGAAGCTACCTTCCCCCTTTTAAGGTCATCCTTTCAAACTAGATAAAATCTCCGTCACACATTCATACTGTTTTCTCTACAGTATATCTGCCACAAGCGTACCATAGATTCTGTGGTACGTCAATGTAAACCCCACGGAATCCATGGTGATTTTGCAAATAGTCTGGCAAAAGCGTGTAAATGAAATGGCAGGTCTTTGCTGATGACCGTAGAATAAGGATGTGTTATAATTTTAGCGTGAATTCTTGGGTCTTCGGTTGAAGGCCCATTTTTCTTTATTACTGACAAAGGAGCGAAAAGCAAATGAAGTTCTGTCCTTATTGTGGTGCTGACTTGCTTAAAGAGGATGCTGCCTTCTGCGCAGAATGCGGAAAACAACTCTCCGCGGCAGAAGAAGTACCCTCTCAAGCGCATGAAGCCAGCAGCCAAGGCTTTGCGCAACCAAGCAAGCAAAAAGCACCCCAGAAAAGTCCAAAAGGGCGCAAGAAACCCAAGAAGAAAAAGGAGACAGTTCCCCTTCCTGAAATTGAGGGTGAGCCCGTAGATGATGGATACGACGGCTATTATAATGATGTTCTGCCCCCAGATCTGGACCGGGAAAAAGAGGGCCTCGATAAGGAGCTGATCAAAAAGGTCTCCGCCCTTGCCATTGCTGTGATCCTGATTATCGGGTTGTGCGTCGTAATGATGTATGTACTGTAAGTGTTGCAGTTTGATGCCCCTTACCGTGTAATTGAGTAAACACATCAAGCGAGGTGCAAATTTATGAAGTACATATCGATTGGAGCAGTTATGGTCGAAGGAACCGAGCATATTCTGGATGTTTGCAGGGGCAGCTATAGCTACCACCTGACCGGAGAACTTGCCGCCGTTTGGCTGAATGGGCGGTTCGGCTTTGCTGCTGTAAAGAAGCCTACCGAGGAGCAGACATTGCGACTACTGTTGAAAATGGGGCTGGCTATTCAAACAGACGGCTCCTGCTTTGAGGAGTACCGCGCCCTGACCCAATGCACGCTGGTTCCCGCTGACCGGAGGCACCCTTACTGGGGTTTGACCAGGATCGAACGTACCGTACTCCAATGGCTGCGGGAAGCAGGTCTTGTTCTGAGTATGGCAGAGCTGACCTATCTCATTGACCAGGAGGTTCCTCTGCAGGCAGAGTTTCTGGGCGATGCCAATACACAGAATTTGGTAGAGCGGATCTACACCAGGAATACCATCGGCGACAATATTCTGGAGCATCAGATGGAGCGCTCCAGTGCAAGAGATCCGGTAACAAAAGCGGTCCTCCGCCTACTGCGCAGAAAAAGGCTTGTTCTTCTGTAGGAAAGGAAGTCCCATGAAAGACATATTTTTGAAATTCCCGGAACCACTTTGGAAACAGATCCTGCTCCAGTGTGCAGGGGGTGGCCTTGGTATTGCCATGCTTCTGATTCTTCTGGTCTATAGCAGAGATTGGCATTTTCTGTTTCCCTGTGCTGCTCTAGCCATTACTTGCCTCAGCGGTGCGGCTTCCCTCTATGACCGCTGCCAGCAGGAACGGTATGTTACCATCGAAGCTACCTGCACAGAAATCCATCGGGCACCCTTCCGTAGACGAATCAAATCTCTGTACCTGCGCAGCGAACAGCACACCATCAAACTGGTTGGGATCCGAAATATCCGCGGCCTTACGGTCGGTGATACCCTGACCCTGTACGTTTCGGACAGCACTGCCATATATGAAATGGACGGTAGTATGGTCCTTTGCAACTACTTGGCTTTATCCAAAGTTCATCGGCAAAAAGATTGACTAATACTGGGAGTCATGGTATAATGCCATCAACATAGTATCAGAGTTTTGCGCAGGCAAAACGTAGTTTCCGAGTTCTCAATGAGTGTCATTTGCTTTTTCGGCAAATGGCACTTTTTTATTTGCCCTCGGTTTCTGCCTGCGCAAAGCAGGTTGAAATATATATTTTTTGCTTTGCAGGAACAACCTGCAGGAAGGAGTCAACAATGTTAATGTTCTTCGCATCCGATGTGGTGGTCTCCAAAGGCTACCAAAACGCGCCTGCCCTCAAGTTCTCTGAGAAAGGTGATTTCGTGCGCTTCCGTGTAGGCCAGAAGGTCTACGACCCCCGTGCTGAGGATAACCACCGCTGGATCAATATTACCGTCAAGAGCTTCGATCCGGTACTCGTTGATCGCATCCGCAAAATGGGTCTGAAGGAAGGCTCTTTTATCAGCCTGAGCGGTCGATATGACGAGGATGTCTGGGAAGACGAGGAAACCAAGGAAAAACGCAGCATGCCCTGTGTCATTCTGGATAACCTGGAATACAGCGGCGGCGGGAAACGTTCCGGCGACGGCCAGAAGGCAGCATCCAACACCCAAAACGACAGTGCCCCCGCCACTGCGGCAGCCCCTCAGGAAGGCTTCCAGATGCCCGGTAATTTTACGGGATATGAAGGCTTTGGCGGCGGCAACAATTTCTTCAATCTGTAAGGCGTCGTATCACAATTGAACATAGCACAATAAACGCACATGCGTGTCTTCCGAAGATCACACATGTGCGTTTTTTTGCCACAAAAAGGAGTACCCGAATGAACGACAAAAAACGTCAGCGACACATTGCCTATGAGGTGCTGGTAATTCTGGGACAGCTTGCATTGCTGACCTATATCACCCGCCTGTGGCCCATCCTCCTTCTGGTGATTCTGGGAATCTTCATCGCCGCTCTGCGGCTGCTGTTCCTTTCATCCCAGAAAGTAGAACCCGTCAAGCCATTGCTCACGCTCCCGCCTCCCCAGCAGCCTCCCACTGAAAAGGATCTGCATTCCGCAGCATACACCATTATCCAGTGCAGGATCACGCAGATTCTCAAAACCAAGTTCCCGAAGGCCAGATGGGTCTTGGAAAATCCACGAGCCATGGAAGATGTTCTGGCAGGTAATTCCGTTTATGTGCTTCTGAACAGAGCAGGCGGCTACCGCCGGGGGCGTGTTGTTATGCAGCAGTTTCAGGTGGTCGACGTTGTATTTGACGAAAAGGAGCCGGAGCCTATGCCTTCCACATCCAGTTCTGTCCCCCAGCCGAATCCGGTGCCAAGGCCCACTCCTCCCTTACCCGAATTGGAGGATGACGAGGAGCCAATGCCCGAAAACTTTGGGCCGCTTGCGTTCAACTGGGTCGAGTCCCACGTCATTGATCTGAACGAGCAGTGCAACGAAGCGGTTGCCGAAGGTCTCAGCGAATACCTTATCCCAGCGCAGGAGCTTCCTGTAACAGAAAGCTGGGACGCAATCTGCGAAGCGTTGATCCGCAGTGATTTTCGCGGCGCACACTACTGTGATGAAGGCATCATTATCGAAATTGAGCAGTAATACTGCAGAAAGGAAATCATCAAATGAGCGTTTCTATGAACAATCTCTTTAATTTCTCCAGCGCCTTACCGGAGCCTTTCGATAAGCTCACAAATAAAAAGGTGAAAGTCAGCTCCAAGTATGGCAGCGCAACGGAGGCTACACTCTCCTGCACCGTAATCAAAGCTGTCCATGCCGTTTGCAACTGCATGGTGGGTACAGGTGAAGGTGCCATCGGTACCATCGACCACCGTACTGTAGCCGAGTATAAGTCCTCTACTGGTACGGACATCTACCATTTGGTCGTGTTCGATAGCGGCTCCGGCAATATCATGGCCAGTATCTATGATAAAAACACGGAAACCATCGAAAACTACAGACTTCACCAGAGTGCGCAGGACGGTGCCGCCGTTCTGATGGCCATGATGCCCCTGCTTCTGAAGGACGACGAGTTCGACGAGAACTTTCAAACCTATTTCGATCAGCGCAGCACCGGTTATCCAGACATGAAAAAAGCAACGGATGCCATGGCAATTCTGTGCGACAATGCTTACCGCCGGATCAAAGACGATACCTGTCCGGCGCATATCAATGTCACATTGGATAAGTCTGGAAATGCGCTTCGCATATCTCAGGGACATTTGCTGTCGGGCACCTATACCCCCAATTCCGTTCTGGCAGGTGAATTTACCATTCTTGCCAAAACAGGAAAAGTCACTGTTTCTGCGGCAAAGGCAGTCATCGACCACAAGGATTTCGTCGGTAAGTACCAGCTGACGGGAAGCCGGAAGCTCTCCCTCCTGGAGGAATCCCTTGTTCCCAAGCTGGAGGACTGGTACATCATCCCGGACCAGGTAGTCAATATCTGTAAACACGCCCAGATTACCACTGGGAAACCCATGCAGATGCGTAACTTCCTGCTGCGTGGTCCTGCCGGAACCGGCAAAACGCAGAGTGCCATGGCAATTGCGGCTGGACTGCATCTGCCCTATGTGAAGTACACCTGCTCTGCCTCCACCGAAGTGTTCGATTTCGTTGGCATGGTATTCCCCAATACGGATAGTGTATCCACAGGCGACGCGGAGCTGGATAAGCAGCGGGAAATGCTGCAGGCAATGGGCGGCATTAACTTCGCCAACGTGGCCAAGCTCCTGAATCTGCCCGACCTGGATGATATGGATTTCGACCCTGCCGGCACTTTCCAATGCCTGACCGGCGTTAAAAACGAAGATGCCACTTCCCGGGACTGCATGGCTGTTGTCATGGATATGGTCACGGAAAAGATCAAGGCCCTGACCAAACCCGCCGAAAAGGAGTCCTCCTCCGGCCAGACCTACACCTATGTGGAAACTGACTTTATTAAGGCCCTGAAGTACGGCTATGTGGTCGAGATTCAGGAACCCACCGTCATTACCCAGCCAGGTGTGCTGGTCGGCCTGAACTCCCTTCTGGAGCAGACCGGCTCTATCACACTACCCACCGGCGAGGTCATCCAGCGGCATCCCGACACTGTAGTCGTGGTCACGACGAACATCACTTACGAAGGCTGCCGCGGGCTGAACCAGTCTGTTGTTGACCGTATGAGTCTGGTGGAGGATATTGAATTGCCTGACCCTGACATCATGGCACAGCGTGCCATGGCTGTCACCGGTGCCACCGATGAATATCAGATTGCCCAAATGGTCCAGGTCGTCAATGATATGGCCGAGTATATGCGTAAAAATGGCATCACCGATGGTAGCTGCGGTATGAGAAGTCTCATTGACTGGGTCAACAGTACCGAGATCACAGGAGATCCTTACCGTTCCGCGCTCTGCACGATCATCAGCAAGGCCACCTCCGGCCCAGAGGACCGGGAGACCTTGAAAACTGCGATTCTGGAACCGATCTTCGCGCCCAAGCGTCGGAAGAGCGCCTGAGAAAGGAGGTCTTCCAATGGCAAGAGTAAATCATAAGCGCGTCAAGCAGCTTCTGAATGAGCATCGGAGCAAAATCACAGACAAGCAGTTTTTTACCTCCCGAATTCTCGCCGGACACTACGAGGATGTGGCAGCAGCGCAGTCCAGACGGTATCGCTATGACCGACGCGTCCATGTCAATATCTATTGGAAGCCCGACGATTCAAACGCAGCCTGTACCGACAACACTTCTATCCTGATTAACGCGGGACATTCCTGCGTCACGAAGATCAAGGGTCGTATGAATCGTTATGAAATAGTGTCGGGTCTGTTCGCACACGAACTGGGTCATGTGCTGTATACGGATTTTCTGGTCAAGCAAACCTACATGAATTACCTGTCTAAATTCAAATGGTACCCGGCACCCCCGGATCTGAAAACGTCCCGGGATGCCGCCAACGAACATGACTTCTGGGAGTATGTGAAGCTGGAACCCCGGAATCTGGAGTTTGCGATGAAGATCGCATCCTATATCGCAAATGTGTTGGAGGATGGATACATCGAAAGCCGGATTCTTGCTGACTTTCCTGGTGTACTCGGATATAACCTTTCTGTCATGCGTGATCACCAGTATCAGGATATGTGTACTGTGACGCAGCTGATAGAAATGGAAAGCGATGGCTCCAGTCACATTTTCCAAACCATCCTGCAAATGCTACTCTCCTATGCCCTGTACGGTGAAATCAAGTATGACGAAACGCCCCTGAGCGATGAACGTATCCAGACAATATTCCAGCTAATACCGCAGCTGGATACGGCTGTCACCACCACTTTCGCAAAGGAGCGCTGGAAAATCGTCAGTCTTATCCTGATCCGTTGCTGGCATCACATTGAGGACTACATTGAGCTTTGCAAGAAGCGTCAGGACGAAGCAGCCGCCTCCGGTGCCGGAAGCTCGGCTGGTGAAGTTCTGTCCGGCCTGCTTCAGATTATAGCCGGAGCCAGTGCAGAAGGCACCGGTTCCGGCAGACCTGTTCCCGGTTCTGGGGCAAGGAGAGGGATTGCGGCAAACGCTGCAGCCCGCAGCCGCACGCAAGCCTTGGTCTGCCAAAACGGGTCTGGGGATGATTGCAAAAAATCAGATGAGTCTGGGGCACCGGGAGAAAAGGAAAACGAGTCTGAGGACGACAGCTCTGAAGAAAATCCGGCATCTTGTCCTGACTCTGACGATTCCTCCGTATCTGATGATGTTGGCGCTCCACTGGAGGCTTCCGGCGGTGCTTCTGAAAAGCAGAAAACGATCGCAGAGGAAGGCGGTCGGATTCCATTCCACCAGACGAACTCTGTTTCCGCTCCTGTGGGCGGTTCCACTGAGTATGACTCCGACTACAAGCGCGAAATGAACGAGAATGCCGCCACAGACATCGAGCGGATGCTGGAGCAGATGGCCGAAAAGGCAGCCTGTAAGCAGCTCGAAACCGAACGGTTGAGGGAACTGAATGAAGCTGCCCAGAGCATCTCCTCCACAGTGGTGTGAATATTCTGGTCCATCGGATCGCGCAGGTTGATGACGAACTGGAGGATCAGTTCTACCAAGTCTGCGGGCCGCTGCTGGACATCTCTAAAAAGCTCCAGCGCAGCCTGATTCAGAAATTAAATGATCAGCAGCGCGGTGGAAAACAAACCGGTCTGGTGATGGGGCGCCGTCTGGATGCACATGCTCTGTGCAGAAATGACGGGAAGGTTTTCTACAAGAACAATCTCCCCAATGAGGCCCCAAGGCTTTCCGTTGGCCTGCTGCTGGATGAATCCGGCTCCATGTCCTGTGGGGATCGCAGCACCTATGCGCGGGCGGCAGCCATTATTCTCTATGACTTCTGCCAATCCCTGAACATACCCATTATGATTTACGGACACTCCACCAGTTATGGTAATGGTGTCGATCTGTACTCCTATGCAGAGTTCGACAGCATTGACCGGGATGATAAGTTCCGGCTCATGGACATTTCCGCCAGAAGCAGCAACCGCGATGGTGCCGCCCTGCGCTTTGTCGCTGAGCAGCTATCAAAGCGTCCAGAGGAAGTTCGGATACTCATGCTGCTGTCGGATGGACAACCCGCAGCCAGCGGCTACAGCGGTACTGCGGCCGAGGAAGATCTGCGTGGTATCAAGCAGGAATACACGCGCAAGGGCATTCTGTTCATTGCCGCCGCAATCGGTGAGGACAAACCCAATATTGAGCGCATCTATGGTGATTCCTTCCTTGATATCACCGATCTGAACCAGCTCCCGGTCAAGCTGACTGCAGTCATCAAGCGCTTTCTGCGATAAATCCGAAAGCGCAAACCACAACAAATCATTCTTCTAGGTGGGCAACTGGCACATGCTACGTTGCCCACCTTTTCATATGACAGAAAGGAATTTTTCGTATGGTTATTAACCAAGACGGCGCACAATTTCAATACGGAGGCGTAACCTACACCATCGGAGGAAAGGTCCGCGTAAACAACGCCAGTGACTATGCGGGACTGTATGGTATCATCACAGAGATCCGGGACGGCGATGACCGTGAAACGGAGAACAGCACGCCGAATATCTATTGTTCGTTTATGTCCCCCATACTGGCCAACAACATCAAGCGTCCGGCAGACCTTAGACTGGACGCTGTCATCATGGCTCCCGAAGCACTCAAGGTTCTGGAGCCAACACTCTCTATGCACAAACTGACAATCTACATCGTCCGGGAGGACTGGGCATTCGGTGGAGATTGCTGCGAGGACTTTTATCTCACTACAGATCCCGATATGGCAAACTACATTCTAACAGAACTGGTTCATGAACAGCTGGAAAACGGATATGTTTCCGAATGGACTGACCGGCCTGATTGGGAAGTAGAATGTACTCCCAAATGCTATGAGTGTGGACTTCATGATTCGTACCTCGAGAATCACTATAACATCTACATTGAGCAGCAGGAGCTTCCCATTGACGGTCTTTTGCTCAAGTCGTTCCGGTAATCAGTATTCATGTGCGCTATCATCTATCTATTCAGAACGGAGGATAACTATGGACAACAGGAAATTACAGGCAGCCATGCAAAAACAAGATGAATACACCTTCGCCTGGGGGCATCTCAACGATGTCCCTGCCGGAGACGAAACATTCAATGACCTCACCCGTAAAATCATCCAGGCATTCAAAGAGTGCCATGATTCCGCGATTCTTGGAAAACTGGTATTCTCTTGGGACGATCAGAAAAAGCTGGAACGCAGCGAAATCGGCATTTATACCGAGTACACGGGTCAATCGCTTCCCGCATACAGCTACAATTTCGTAATTCCTCAGCCGGATGCGCGGCTGGAAGCAATGGTGATTGCATGGGCCATTGATAAATGGCCGCCGAACTTCGCACTCTTCACCCAAATCCTACAGCGCATGAAAGAGCTGGGAGGATTAACACTGAGTTGGAGATAGCATATCTGCCCCCCACTGTTACTGCCAGTAAAGTTGTAAAAGCGCATACAAATAGCGCTAATTCACAAACTTATTGAGCAGTAACTTCCCTTCTCTGTGGAGGAAGAGGTACAGTTCTTAGCATTACCTGACTCTGAAAAAGATGCTGTCCGAAAGCTCGTTGCGCAGTGATTTCATCCGCCTCTTTAACTCGATAAGTCTACTACATCCAGGGATGCTGCAACAGGCGGCATCCCTTTTCTTTTTGCACCTACTAGCAGAATCGAATGCTTTCTTCCTTTCGCAAAGGGTATAATTGCGATACAAATTGTCAGGATAGGCCCTGCATTTGCGGTGCCTACCGCCAGAAAGAAAACTTCCGGAATCCGGTAATTGACTAATGATGGCGACTATGATATAATGCCATCAACATAGTATCAGAGTTTTGCAGCGGCAAAACACAGTTTCCGGGTTCTCATTGAAGTGTCATTTGCGTTTTCATGCAAATGGCGCTTTTTTATTTCCTGACAGCTTTATATCGTAAACACTTGCCAGTAGTCTCCTTTCTTCCGGGGATTACTGGCTTTTGTTATATCCGGCGGTCCCCGCCAAACAATCGAAAGGAGCAAGCATATGTTACCCTGTCATGACAACTTTGAAGCAAACTTCGACAACTACCCATCCATGCTCAATTATCATCAAGCATTGAGTATGGCATCCAGTTGGCACCGCTGTAGGGTCAAGGACCTTCATGTGGAACCTCTGGATACGTCTTCTCCTCTGTATGGGCACCCCTCGGCATTCGCTGCAGGTACCAGTGAGGAGGCAATTGAAGACACCGCCGCCAACCTCGGCCTTGCTCTGAATGTGGATGGAAATATCTATCCCGTCCGCAGCACGGCCTACAAGACGCTGATCGAACGAGCAAAGGTAGGCGGCACCGCGCTTCCCAAGCTCGCCCGCAAGGACCTGGCCAATGTACTCAACTTCTGTCTGTCCGTACACAATTCCGATGCGCTCCTGCTGATTCGAGACGAAAAGGTTTCCGCAGCTCACTCCGGTGACGAAACAGATTATTCTGTGCTTCCCATGGACGAGCTTCTGGTTACACTGACGAAGAAGCTGGGGGAACGCTTTCCCGGCTTTGTGTTTGAAAGCGGGTATAGCGACCACTCCTATACCAGCTGCAGCTGGATTCTCCCGAATCAAAAGGAAGGCATTCTGGACACCTATGCCAAGGCTCTTGCCGCACACGGGCAAACAGCGATTGCGAACAGACTGGTTCCCGGTATCCGATTTATGACATCCGATACCGGCCTTGCCGCCGCAAAAGTATATGCTCTGCTGCTGGGTACGCAGCACCCAATCAATATTGGTGACTGTATTGGTGTAGACCATCGGAACCAGCGTAAGGTTGCGGATTTTGAGGCTGAGATGGACAAACTGTTCGCCAAGTTCTGCGATTCCGTAGCAAAGCTGCAAAGTTTGCTGGAAATCCCGTTGGAGTACCCTGTAAACGCCATGACTCGGGTCTGTAAAAAGCTCTCCCTTCCGAAGAAGGAAGCGCTGGAAGCAATCGCTATGTATGAAATGGCTTACGGTGGAGGACCCGCGACTGCCCACGATGTTTTCATGGCCATGCAGGAAATTCCTTACATGCTGAAAACACGCCACACCCCAGAGGCAAAAATGCTCAAGACCGAAGAAAATATGGCACGCGCCCTGAGCATCCGGTGGAGCGACTACGATCTGGCAAAGGAGTTGAAGTGGTAATGACTGCTCCGATATTACTTTGCGACACTGCCGGAATGAGCAATGACCGCTGGCTGGAATGCCGTATGCACGGTCCCAAAGGTGATATTCCCTACACAGTCGGTGGAAGCGATGTGGCAGCCATTTTCGGCGTGTCCCCGTGGACAACACCGCTTGAGCTGTGGATGATCAAAAAGGGGCGCATGAAGCCCAAGCCGAAAGACAATGCAGACCAGCTGGAGATGGGGCATTTGCTCGAACCGATAGCGGCATACTGGTATGCGAAGAAAAGCGGCAACTACGTCTATGATGACAAAGGGCTGTATCAGCACGCAGACCATCCCTACGCTCTGGCCAATTTTGACCGGCGGTATGAGCGGGCCAGTGATGGCAAGCCCGGCATTCTGGAATGCAAAAGCTGTACCTATCACAAATCTGAAGATTGGGCGAACGATGCGATCCCTCTGTACTATGAATTTCAGCTCCGGTTCTACCTTGCCGTAGCGGATGTCCAGCACGGGGCATTCTCATGCTTCTGGGGGAATAATCCCGCCAATGATCTGGCAATGCCGGAAATCGAGCGTGATTCTGCCAAAGAGGGCATCATTTTCGAGCGGCTGGATGAATGGATCTGGAGCCTTGAACACGACGTTCCGCCCACTATGAGCGGTGTCAAACCCACACTGGCAATGGAATCTCTCGCAAGAATCTATGGTGCCAGCAAACCTGGGCTTCCTACCATTGAGCTGCCGGGCAAATTTGAGCGACAGCTTCGCCAGATTGCCAATCTGCAAGCCAAAGTCAAGGAATGCGAAGACGAAAAGAAACTCTACGAAAAGGAGATTGAAGCACATTCCGTGCGAATTGCCGAGGTGATGAAGGAGCATGAGCATGGTATTTTGACAACTACCAGGGATAAGTTCCTCATTGACTTCGTAACGAGAACTACCAAGCGGCCAAGCTCCGATGCTTTGAAAAAGAAGTATCCCGGTGTCTATGCTGACGTGCTGAACGTTTCTACCAGCCGTAAGGTGAAAGTTTCGGTACAACCGATTTAAGCAAGGAGAAGCAATATGCGAAGATTCTCTGAACCGATTGACCTTCGGTCCCGCCACAAAATGACGGATTACCTGCGTAACCATTTCCGATATTCCACAATGAACTCCTGGAATCACGCAACGTCGTATGCCTGCAACCTCAAGATTTACAGACTCGGTCTGGAGCCTGAGATTGAATCCAAGCTATACGATATGCTCGATACCCAGGAGTTTTTGCTTATGCGGCAGGAAACGCTGTATCTGTTTAACGTGGCCCATAAGTTCCTCTGGCAGGCAGGCTTCAATGGCCGGAATGGCGGCTATCTGGTCCTCCATCAGGGGGATCTGAAGCCTTCCGAATACCGATCTTACTGCACCTGCTGCGGCCAGCGGAACTGCCGCAGTGTTGCCGACACAGACAATCTGTGTGGTGTCTGCGGAAATCCAACCCGTGTGGACTACCGTATTCCACCGAAGCAGCCCATCATTTACCCAGGCCGCAGTACGGACATGGATGACGACTACGAAGAGTGGTCACTGTCCGATCTCCGGGACCGTGTGAAGCTCGTACAGGAGCTGGACAGTCTGGCTGACGAACTTGTCAGTCAGGCTATCCATATGGTGAATGCGTTTGATGTCGTAGAGGAGAATTTCTATGTTCCTCAGACCCAACGTGTGCTTGTCGCCAAGGAATAAGCTCTTGAGAAAGGAGAAAACAAGTGTTATGTCAATTTGATAGACTTCTCTATCCCCGAGCAGCCGATGCTTCCACCGTTGACTATATGATTGCCGTTTACCGCCCGCTGGAAATTCTGCACGATGGCAGCGGCAATACCATGAGCCAATTCAAGGCTGTTGGCTATTGCCTGCCCATCACAGAAAAACTCCGGTTCCGCCTGAATGGCCACTGGTCCCGGCATCCGAAGCACGGACTCCAGTTCGAGGTAGAGAGCTATGAGGAGGTAGTCGCCCACACCCGGGAAGGCATCATCGGTTATCTGGCCTCTGGCCAAATCAAAGGTGTTGGCCGAAAGATTGCCGAGAAAATCTACGATTCCTTCGGGCAAGACACGCTGGAGATTCTGGATCACGAGCCGGAAAAGCTCATGACGATTCGGGGTATCAGCGAAAAGCGCCTCAGGATGATCTGTGATTCCTACTTGGCTACCCGCGGTGCCCGGGATGTGATTGCCTTTCTGGCACCCCACGGTGTCACTTCCAACCGAGCCATTAAAATCTACCGCGAGTATGGAAAGGATACCATGGACATCATTCGGAAGCATCCCTACCAGCTGGTAGAAATGGCCGGTATCGCATTCAAAACAGCTGACAAGCTGGCAATCAGTTTGGGGCTTCCCGCCGTTTCCCCGGAGCGTGTCGATGAAGCGCTGATGTACGCCATCGCTGAAGGCGAGGCAGAAGGACATATGTGCCTGGAAAAGCACGATTTTCTCCGCAGGACGCTGCGCCTTCTGGAAACGCCGGAGATTACCGAAGATATGGCAGCCGCAAGAGCCTTCCATCTGATACAGGCGAATCGGCTGGTTTGCTATGACCACTACATCTACCGCACCGCAACCGCTACCGTGGAAAACAACATTGCCTTCCATATCACCCAGCAGATGAAAGCGACCGTAGCGCCTTACGAGAATCTGAAGCTTGCCATTTTGGGCGAGGAACGGAAGCTCAAGATCACGTTGGCACCGGAACAGCGGGAAGCGGTAAAAATGGCGCTATCCACAAAGTTCTGCGTCATAACCGGTGGCCCGGGCACAGGCAAAACCGCAGTTCAGCGGGCAATTCTTGATCTGTACCAGGAAAAATATCCGCAAGCACAGATCATATGCTGTGCCCCCACCGGGCAGGCAGCGCAGAGGATGAAGGAATCCTCTGGATTACCCGCATCCACGATCCACAAAGCCCTGTGTATCAAGGCCAACCCCGATGGCACTCTGACAGACGGTATCATGTTGGATGCGGATCTGATCCTTGTTGATGAAGTCTCCATGATGGATGCCTTACTGGCAGAACGGCTGTTTGCAGCCATCCCACCTCATGCCAGACTGGTTCTGGTGGGTGATGCGGATCAGCTTCCCTCCGTAGGTCCCGGTGCTGTCTTAAAAGACATCATCAAAAGCGGCGCTGTCCCCGTGGTTCGTTTGGACCATGTATTCCGTCAGAGTGCCGGCAGCCGGATTGCGACGAACGCCCGACTGATCAAGCATGGCAATCTCAGTATGGAGTACGGACCGGATTTCATGTTCTTCGATTCCAAGGACTTTGCCGTATCCGCAGATATTATCGAAAACCTGTATATGCAGGAAGTTCGTAAATTTGGTGTGGACGGTGTGGCATTCTTGACTCCCTTCCGGCACAAGACCGAAACATCCGTGGACGCAATGAACGTGCGATTGCAGGCACTGGTAAACCCTCCAGCTCCGGGAAAGGCCGAAGTCGTTTCCGGGCAGCTGCGTTTCCGGCTTGGTGATAAGGTCATGCAAATCAAGAACTACGAGCAGGTCAGCAACGGCGACGTGGGTTACATCACCAATATCACCGGCCCCGAAAATGAGGCTACCGTGGAAATTGACTTTGGGGATGGACGGGTCATGGCCTATGAAAGTGATCAGCTTAGAATGCTGGATCTCGGATACGCCTCCACCGTTCATAAGTCCCAGGGTGCCCAGTATAAATCCGTTATTCTGAACCTGCAGTGTGCGCACGCCATCATGCTGATTCGCGCCATCGTCTACACAGCAATTACCCGAGCAAGGCTCCGGCTCGCCATTGTTGGGGAGCGGAAAGCGTTGTGTCGAGCAATCCGCAATACCAAAGCCGACCAGCGGGGTACCCGTCTGGCACAGAGAATTCAAGACTTCATTGAGTAAAAAGGAAATTATCACTATGGCAACTACATTGGATCTGTACTACCAAAACAAGCAGCAGCTCAGCGCAAGGATTGCGGAACATAAGCTGACCATGGATCAGCTTTTGGGTTATCAGGAATTGCTTTACCGGATCTCCATTCTGGAAAGCTGCATGAACTTTGTTAAGACCGCCCCCGTTACCTCTGATGTGAATGCAATGAGCTTTCACTACAAGATTGTGGATGCGCTCTTTACCTGTATGCTTCAGGAACGGCAGTTTGGGATTCCCGCAGACGAAAAGCTGAAGAAACAGCGTGCCACCGCACTTGGCAATCTCCAAACGGTGATCACCAGCTTCCGCAAGCAGTTCCAGAGCTTTGCCCCGACTGCTCCGGAATCCTACCGGGATGCCGTCAGCAAGATGGTCAACACGGTACTGCCCGCATGGCTCCAGTACCGCTTCACCTATATTCCATTTTGATAGGAGATAATGACATGAACAATTCCCAATTTTCTGTCCTGAACACCATCAATCAGGTGGATGGCTTCGATCCCGCCCAGCTGGCGGTAGATTATGTAGACCTTACGACGCAGGAAACGCGGAAGCGGCTGCCCGTCATGGCACAGCTTGCGTGGTTCCGTCTGCGCCACCCGGAAGGGAAAATCGCATTGCAGGTTGAGCCTGTGAAGGACTACTTCGTTGCGACCGCAAAGGTATACGTCAGCTACAAGGACCCGGTCGATTGCTACCTATCCGAAGCCACCGCTTCCCGCAAGTATGATCCCCTGAAACCAACGGTTTCTCCCCGGGAATGGGCTCAGACTGCGGCAATCGGCATCGCCCTGCGCAATGCCGGCTTTGGCTTACAGTTCAGCGCTGCCGGAGATGGCTTCGACAGTAATGTCCCTGACGAGCTTGGTGTAGAAAATGGCATAACGCCCCCTGCGCCAATGCCCACAGGCGCACCGCCCTCTCCCAAGCCTGAAACAGAATCGTCTGCCATGGTTGCCGCGCCTTCTGCTCCAGAGCCGGTCATTGTAGAACTGACGCCGGAACAGAAATTTGAGCAGGCGTGTGCCGTTGTGAGTCCCATCAAGAAGCATGGCGGCAAAACGCTCGGTGAAGTTCTCAACACAGAGCCTCGGGCAATTAACTGGCTGGCTTCAAAATTCGGCGGTGACGAAACCATTCGTGCTGCCGCGGAGTATATTTGCAACTATGCGCTGGAACAAACACCCGCATAAGCTGCTTGCAAAAAAAGGGTATGTATAATACATTCCCCGGAAAGGAGGCTGCATGATCGAAATCCATATTTACGATATTATCCCTCTGATCGGCATTCCAGAACCGCCGAGTGGCAGACGCAGCTACAATATAAGCTGCCCATGCTGTGACACAAGCCCACGGGGAAAGCACCTGAACATCAATCTTACGAAAGATGTCTTCTGCTGTCCCCGGTGCCATTTCTCTGGCGGTGTCTTTGATCTGTATGCGTACTATGCCAAAGTGGACCGTGCGGATGTACGGGATACTCTGATAAAAGAACTCGGTCTGAAGGATAGCAGCCCATCTCCCCACGAAGGCAGCAAACGTAAGCGGGAGCAGCAAACGATTACACGCCCCATTCTGCAGGATATTGAATTGCCCCTGACGGACATTGATGCCCGACATGAGACCTATACGGCCCTGCTTTCCAAGCTGTCGCTGGCTTCTGACCATCGGGAAAACCTGCTGTCAAGAGGTATGACCGAGGAAATGATCCAGCGGAATGGCTATAAAACCATGCCCGTTGCAGGATTCTCTGCCATTGCAAAGCAGCTCCATGAGGAAGGCTATTATCTAGCTGGTGTCCCCGGCTTCTATCATGATACGGATGGAAGCTGGACCATCAACAAAGAGAAACGAGGAATTCTCGTACCAGCAAGGACCCCCGAAGGAATAATTCAAGGTCTACAGGTCCGTCTGGACTTCATCAAGAAAGGAAAATTCCGCTGGCTCACCAGCATCGGCAAGCAGGACGGCTGCAAAGCAGAATGCTGGACCCACATCGCCGGTGAGCCGACATCGACAATCCTTCTGACCGAAGGCCCTATGAAGGCGGACATCATCCACCACATTACCGGCCAGACAGTAATTGCGGTACCCGGTGTCAATTCGCTGAATCACCTGAAGGAAACACTGGAATACGTGCAGTCCAAGGGAACCACCAAAATTATGACAGTATTCGATATGGACTACCTGAAGAATCCCCATGTAAAGGATGGCTATTTCAATCTGGCCACCCTGCTGGCTCAGGTTGGATTTGAGTACGGTACATACCTTTGGGACCCCCAGTACAAAGGCCTGGACGATTATGTGTGGCATTGTCGTCAGGAAGGTCTGCTTTGACATCTTGCAAAGGACGGAACCCAGCCGGGTCTCCGTCCTTTTTTGTACGCATTTTCAAAAATTGTAAGTATACCCGTTGCAAATACGCATTTGCGGCGGTGTAATCAAATATACAAAACATCACTTAGGAGGAAATCATTATGTTAATCGCAGTCGACCACGGCAATCACGCCATCAAAACCGTCCACTACAATTTCATTTCCGGTCTGGCACAGCACTCTGTCCGCCCGCCTATGGCAGAGGAAGTGCTGGAGTACAAAGGAGAATACTGGACGCTTTCCGGCCAGCGTCTCCCGTACCGCCGGGATAAGACTCGTGATGAAAGTTTCTTCATCCTCACCCTGTTCGCCATTGCCAAAGAGCTTGCCCATGCCGGCCCTCTACCTACCGCGGAAAAAATCGAGCTGGCAGTCGGCCTGCCCCCGGAGCATTACGGCATTCTGAAGGAGAAATTCAGAGCCCACTTCAAGCGCAGCGAGTCCATCCAGTTCTCCTATATCGACAAGCCCATGACCATTCTGATTCGGGATGTCTTTGTCTACCCGCAGGCATTTGCGGCCATCGCCCCCCAGAAAAGCCAGCTCAAGCACCATCTGCGTCTGTTCCTGATTGACATCGGCGGCTACACCACCGATGTCCTGCTTCTGCGCAGCGGCAAGCCCGATATGCAGTTCTGCCGCAGCCTGGAAACCGGCGTTATCACCATGAACAATGACATCATCCGCAGAGTCGGTGCCCTGCATGATATGCAGATTGAGGATGAACATATCACCGCCGTACTGTGCGGCAAGGAAACCATTCTCCCTGCCGATGTAAAGGACACCATCCGCAAGTCCGCGGAACAGCACGCAAAGGATATTCTGGATCAGCTGCGTGAGCTGAAGGTGGACCTGCGTTCCAATCCTGCGGTCTTCATCGGCGGTGGCTCCGCTCTGTTCCGGGACTACTTGGAGCATTCCCCACTGGTGGCTTCGGCAGCCTTTGTGGAGAATGTGAATGCCAATGCCATCGGCTATCAGGCAATGGCAGAAGGTCAGCTTGCTCTCCTGCGAACTTAACTGCAAACGGGGGTGAATCGCGTTGATCAAAGATGGAAAGTACCGTTACACCCTCCAGTTTGGTATGAACACTGTTGAAGAACAGCAGGCAGGACAGTTCCTGGAGCAATTAGGCAACAAGAAAAGTCCGATTATCGTGGCTGCTCTGAACAAATATCTGGAGGAAAATCCAGGGCTGCTGGACAGCCAGGTAAGCGTTCAAGTTCATGTTTCCGGTCTGGATTCCCAGATGTTGGAAGATACGATTCGGAAACTGATTGAAGAGCAGCTCGGCTCCGGTGTTCCGCTTCCTAAACAGGCAGCTGCCAGCCCCCGGGAAAATGTGGAGCAGGTCAGTGCGGACATCCTGGAAATGTTGAACGATCTGGACAGCTTTGGATAGTCAGAAAATCCCGGAGTTGGGTAATACCAATTCCGGGAAGCTTTCGTTTCAGGGATATTATTTGTACAAAAATCAAAAAGTTTACAGAGCGATTGTTGCAAAACGTTGCAATCTTTCTTTGATTATGCTATGGTAATTATAGGCGGTGCAATACAGCATTTATGAGAATTGTTTATTTCACACCTTACATTCTCGGCTGTATTGCATCTTTTTTCAGCTTTTTTTCAACAATTGGTTTGCATCATGGTCTTTCCTCAAAATGACTTGCTTCTGATAGGAGGCTGCATTCGTTTGCATCTTTTTACTGAATTGACTGTTAGACAGAAACCCAAATTTGTCAACAGGGTTTGTGGGCGTTTCCTCTCAGATTTTCTATCAATAGTGCGTAAATACGACACGCAATCGCCTCATTCTGACGTGAGGTGCAATTCATAGAAAAATAAAGTCCGGTGATCGCATGAAAGATGGTTCCCTGCCTGCTTTGTACTAAGTCGTGAAACCCATACTGACCTTCTTCACTTAGCATTCCATCAATATTCTCCCCCTGACTCGTTTTGTCCCGCCAAGCGCAGAACGGAACGGGTTGGAATTTTTATTGCCATTTTTGCCACGCAGCAAGACCTTCGGGCCTTACTGCGTGCTTTTTTGTACCCTGACCTCAGGTGCCGTGGGCCGCCGCCCCAGTTCGATTTGACCAATCACATCGAACTGGAGGTATTCACTATGGCTCACAAATATGAGCAATCTGATTCTGAAAATGATTTGCTGCGTGCCCGGTTTACATTGTGGCTGAACACAACGCTGATCCGCGCCAAGCAGCGCTATCTGGAAACCCACACCGACAGGCTTGACATCGTTCCCTTAGATGAAACCCTGACAGAATTGATTCCTGATACGAGGGACTGCTTCAACCCTATCGAGCGAAGCAAAACGGACTTCGACTTTGAGGAGGAGAAACTGGCAAAAGCCTTTTCGGAATTATCCCTGATGCGGCGTGAAGTGCTGCGTCTGCTCTTTGTGGAGGAAAAAGCCTCGAACGAAATTGCCAGACAGCTTTGTATCTCTACGAACTGCGTCTATCAGTTCAAACATCAGGCTTTGGCAAAACTGAAGCGTGAGCTGATGAAAGGAGGCGACCGGCATGGATAACCAGCAGTTTGCCGCTGTCCTGCAAGGTGCCGTTGCGGGCAGGCACGAGGATCTGGAACGGATTCTCGAACTGTACGAGCCCCTGATTCGGAAGCATTCTTTTCATAAGGGCACTTTCAACGAAGATCTTCACCAATATCTGCTGATACATATTGCGCTTAATATCAGCAAGTTTCCCTTATGACCCAAGGCCCCGGAGGATCATCCTCTGGGGCTTTCCCATGTCTGTGGAAAATTTTCTGAAATTTTTTCGCAGGCATATAAGAACCGCGGTCTTTCAATGGCTCCTTTGTTGTGAAAGGCATCCCCATGCCCTGCACCTTGAAAACTGCACATATACCAGTTCGGTACATCCCTTTGGTTTGGAGAGCGGCTATCCCTCTGACGGCCTAACAGAGCCATGAGCACTCATGTATGGGCGGCACCCATACAACGCGATGATCCACAAAGGAATAATGGTACTTCCGTAAAACGCGGCCCGGCCATAGTGAAGGCGGGGAGAGAAAACTTCTATGGCCCTGTTCGCCACAGGCATCGGCTGGTATTCCAAGAAAAGTATAAATTTCCCCTTAACAGGAAATAATTTCCTTACCCAGCAAAGGAGTTTCATAATGAAGTCTACCCAGAAGCCTATTGACCGCAGTCAGCTGAAAGACATTCGCAACGTCGTTATCGACACATCTCAGCCCTGCCGTGAGCGCGTAAAAGCATTCGTTGAACAGATTGGAAATCCCTATTGTTATCTCGACAATGGCGTCGTGGTTGAGGTGGGATACGCTGACACTGATATTAGCTTGCAGGATCGGTTGTCGGCATACGCAAGCAGTATTGATGAAAGCACAGGAAAATAGAGGTAAATGATAAATCCGCATTGACTTTTTCACTTGTTTGTTCCATAATAAGCGCAAGAGGTCAATGAAGTGGCAGAGAGGTCTTGCCACATGGATTGGCATCAAAACCTTTATGGGTATGTGCGAGGAATTTAGCCATGGAGGGATTCACGATGTCAACCGCACCTTATACCGCTCTTTCAACGGAGGCATTGGATGAATATAGAGCGATTGCATATTACAGGCTTTCTAAAGTCGACCGAAACAAGAAGGCATCTGAAAGCGACAGTATTGCAAATCAGCGCAAACTGATCCAGTGTTACCTTGAAAAGCATCCAAATATTGTTCTGGTAGCGGAAGCCGATGATGACGGCTATACCGGAACGAATTTTAATCGCCCTGGGTTTCAGAAAGTCCTGGATGCCATCCAATCCGGACAGGTGAACTGTGTCATTGTCAAGGACTTATCCCGACTCGGTAGAGAGTATATTTCTGTTGGCGCTTACCTGGAGCAGAAGTTCCCAGATTGGGGCGTTCGCTTTATCGCAATCAACGATGACGTTGACAGTGAGAAGAATAACGCCGGGGACGAGTTAATTATTCCAATCAAGAATATCATGAATGAATCCTATTGCCGCGAGCTGTCTAAGAAGCTGCGAAATCAGTTTCATATCCAGCGTAGCAATGGGGAGTTTTTAGGTGCCTTTGCAAGCTACGGGTACTGCAAATCTCCCGATGATAAGCACAAACTTATCATCGACGAGTTCGCAGCCGAGGTTGTAAAAGGCATTTTTTCACTTAAAATGAAAGGGCACAGCCCTTCTTCCATTGCCGAGTATCTGAACAGCGAGCTGATTCTGCCGCCCTCGGAGTACAAGAAAAGCAAGGGGCTGAATTATAAGAGTGGTTTTGTCTCGGCAAACCAGCCCAAATGGAGTGCCGTCACAGTACAGCGGATTCTTTCCAATCCGATTTACGCGGGTACCCTTGTTCAGGGAAAGCGCGGAACCCCCAATTATAAGATCAAGCGGATGCGTATTCGGGAGGAAGAAGAATGGAGCGTGATCAAAGAGAACCATCCTGCAATCATTGATCCCATTGTTTTCGATTCCGTCCAAAAAATGCTCAAGCGAGATACCCGTTCCGCGCCGGAGTCCACCGTTGTCTATCCGCTGGCGGGGGTTCTCTACTGCCCGGACTGCGGAAGACCGTTGAGTCGCAGGACTGCTACCAAGAACGGGAAAAAGTACCAATACTATGTCTGCTCTACCTACAAGAACGGAAAAGGTTGTTCATCCCACAGCATTGCGTGCAGCACGCTGGATGCAATCGTTCTACGCGCCATCACCAATCAGGTAAATATGATTGCCGAAATGGAGCAGCTTCTGACGGAGCTCGGATCCCGGGATGTATGGAAAGCCCGCATCCGCAGGCTGGACACCATGATTGAAAAGAAACGAGAGGAGCTAAAGCAAAACGAAGAACGCCGCTTAGGGCTATATGAGGCCCTGAACGATGGCCTCATTGACCGGGCCGAACACAGCAAAATGCGAGCTATTTATACCAGCCGCATTGAGGAGGCCGAGCAGGCAATTCGCCAATTGTCCATTTCCAGGGATGAGGCTGCGAGTAATGCCAGCCAGGAGAGCAATTGGGTTTCCCAGTTTGTGAAGTTCCAGGGCGTTGACAGCCTCACCAGAGAGGTAGTCTTTACACTTGTCGACAAGGTATATGTTCATGCCGATCAGCACATCAAAATCGATTTTAATTATCGTGACGAGATTGCATTCTACTCGGATATTCTTCACCGCAAAGAAAAGGAGGTAGTATAAGTGGCAAGAAAGAGTCGATATGCGTCCCCGGTCCAGGTATTCCCGGAAGAAGCCGACATATCCAGGGCTGCCCTTTACAAGCGAATTTCCGTGGAAGATGGCGACGATGAAAAGCAGAATTCTCTTGGCACCCAGCAGAAAATCGGTATTCATTTTCTTACCGATCATCCGGAAATCAAGCTGGTAGATACCTATTCTGACAACGGATATACCGGTATGAATTACAACCGCCCGGATTTCCTGCGCCTGATGCAAGACATTCGTTCCGGCAGAATCAACTGCATTATTGTAAAGGACATCTCCCGGCTAGGGCGTCACTTTCTCCAAACCTCTGAGTTTGTGGAACGGATATTCCCTGATATGGGTGTCCGGCTGATCTGTATCAATGATAACTATGACAGTAGTGACGCAGATGCGGATACCAATTCACTGATGCTGCCCCTGAAGATGGTCATGAATGACTACTATGTCAAGGATATAGCCAAGAAAATCCGTTCGGGTATCAATGCCAAAATAGAGGATGGGAGCTATATTCCTTCTGCAAGCAGCATTCCCTACGGCTATATCCGTAATCAGGAGGCAGTCACCTATGACATTGACCAGGAAGCGGCTCCTGTTGTACGCAGAATTTTTGAAATGCGTGCCTCTGGGATGTCCCTGAACGGGATTGCCACAGTTCTGAATCGTGAGGGTATTTCCAGTCCCGGAAAACTCCGCTATCTTCGCAGGATTTCCAAGGACAAGCGATTCGAGAATTCCTGTTGGATCCGTGGTACCATTCGGAAAATACTCAGCGACCAGGTTTATCTGGGACACCGTGTTCATGGGCGAATCAAGGGCAACAAATACGGTGACGAAAAAACAAGACGCAGCGCCGATGAATGGATCATTGTAAAAAACGCGCATCCCGCGATCATTACGCAGGAGCTCTTTGACGCGGCACAGCAGATTATGGAGGAAGATCGAGAGCATCGGAAGAATTTCAAGAAGAATGCCGCACCTCCTATCGATTACCGGGATATTCTCCGTGATAAGGTTTTCTGTGGTCACTGTGGTAGTCACATGACCGCCAGGAAAGGCATGGGAAGGCCAGGCTCTCCTGTTGACCCTTGGCTGGCCTATGACTGCAATACCTATCACTATTCAAACCATACGAGGTGCAGCTGCCATTATGTCCGACAGGAAGTGATTATGGACAGCGTGCGCAATCTTCTGAATCAGCAGGTGCTGGTAGCCGTTGACGTGGACGCTATGCTGGTTGCATTGCGGAACCGACCAAGCGCCAGTGCGTATCTCAAACAGGCGCAGGAACGGTACAGGGGTCTCCTGAATCAGCGCAAGAAACTGGAGGCCAAAATAGACCAGCTGCTTGTTGACCTGACCGAGCGCATCATTGACCGCGGCACCTACGAATACGCAAAGAAAAAGTATGAAACAGAATTGGAAACCATCATCTCCCAGGAAACCCGTGCACTGGAAGATGTGAACGCTGTGTCTGCTACAATATCCGCATCCATGGAATGGGTCAATGCCCTGTACAAATACTGGGAACTTCCGGAAATCACAAAAGAACTGCTTGACATTCTGGTTGACCGGATTGAAGTGGTGGATGGTCACAATATTCGAGTCGTTTTACGGTACTCCGACCCCTATGCGAATTTGGAACACCTACTGCAGAGAATGGAGGCCGTTCGTCATGCTGTATGATCTCTATTACCTTCGCCTCTCCAAAGAGGATGGCGACGTAGCAGACGGCACAGAAGAAAGCTGCAGCATCGGATCTCAGCGGCTGTGCATTCACCGCTTCCTCCGAGATCAGGGGCTTAACCCTAATTCTTTTGAGGAAATCGTAGATGACGGTTACTCCGGCACCTCCATGCGGCGCCCCGGAATGTCCCGGCTCCTGAATCTTGTGGAGCAGGGCCGGGTCCGTACAATTGTGGTCCGTGATCTGTCACGGTTTGCCCGAAACTATCTGGAGGCGGGACACTATCTGGAATTTGTCTTCCCGGCATATGACGTTCGGTTTATTTCCATCAACGACCAGTTTGACAGTAAGGCCATTGGAGAAACCACCGGAGGTCTGGAGTTGGCCATCAAAAACCTACTCAACCAGATGTACAGCCGGGATATTTCCCGAAAGATCAAAAGCGCTGTGGATCTGAAAAAGCTGAACGGCGAATTTGTATACGGCACCGCACCCTATGGCTACAAAAAAGGACCCGCGCCAAACACCATTATGATTGACCCACCTGCGGCTGTCAACGTAAAGAAGATATTCCTGTGGGCCAGCACTGGCGTGTCCTGCGCGGAGATTGCCAAGGAGCTGAACGCTGCAGGCGTTCCCACGCCCTCAGTTTATCTAGCAGCCATTCGGGGGAAGTATAAGACCAGAAATATCTGGACTTTCGAGTCTGTCCGGAATATCCTCCTGAATCGGATCTATACAGGTGATACCGTTCCGTTTAAGTCCCATGTCGTCCGTGTCGGGAGCAACCGGACAAAGGCCGTCCCAGAAAGTCAGCAGGTCGTGATTCCCTGTACCCATGAAGCAATTATCTCCCGGGAGCTTTTCTTCCAGGCAAGGAACGCACAGAAGAAATATGCGCCAAGAACGCAGAACCCGAATCGCCAGCCCTATTTATTCACATCGCTACTTATATGCGGCTGTTGCGGGAACCGTTTGGTCCGCGGAAAAGCGCAGAATAAAGACTGGCGCTGCACAACCCACCGGTACGACCCCACCGCCGACTGTAAGGATGTTCGCTTTAACGATCAAAAGCTCAGCGAAATTGTACTGCACGCAATTCAAACGCAGAGCCAGCTCCTCGATGCCAAGATAAAACAGCTTCGCATAAAGAATCACTTCACCCAAACCACAGAGGAAACTGTTCAGTCCGAATGCAAGGCACTGCAAAAAGAACTGGATCAGATCTATGCCGGGAAAATGGATGCTTATGAGAAGTATGTGTCCGGCGATATGTCCAAGGAGGATTTCCTGGCAGTCAAAGCAAGTCAGGCCACCCGTGAGCAGGCAGTTACGGGACAGCTCAAGATTGCGGAGACAAAGCTGGCAAACTTGGCTGAACAGCTCAAAATGGATGCTCACCATATCGCAAATAGCCAGCCGTTGATTGACTACCAGGAGATCGATGTGCTTGATCCAGACCTGCTGAAAGAGCTGGTTGCGCGGATTGTTGTCTTTCCGGGTGAGAAAATCAAAATCGTCTGGAATTTCTCGGACGAAATATCGGAGCTTCTTAAACTAGATCTGTCCCCCGACGATCCTGTTGCAGTGTAACGGAACCATGTAAAGAAAGGAAGCGTCCTAAATGACAAAAACGATTTCCAGCTCATTGATTAAAGACACGAAGGGAATCCTGGCATTATGTCAGGATTCTCAAAATCCAATTATTGTGCAGACCAACGGCACACCCGTTCTTGTGCTGATGGATGCTGCCGCTTTTGAGTATCAGTTCAAGGATTCCCGAAAACTGCCCGATATTCTCAAGCGTATTTCTCATCGTCCGCTTCGCCTGCCAATCACAATCCTAAAGTATACATCAAAGACGGTTGATACCTGCAACAAGGCAGATGAACCAATTTACCTTCAGCGGTATAACAGGGACGAACTGGTCATCATGAGTCCCAAGGTCTTTGAACGGATTGTAAAAGCATCCTAGATTCTTTCGCCATGCGGATTGATTTGTTATATCTGGGCTATAATGACGCTTGTGAGTTCACCTCAGCATCTGATAAACGTCAAAAATGAGTCTGGGAGTGAAAAAATGCATGAATTACCTTCTGAACTATATAAAAATCGAAAAAATCTCAAAAAAATGGTTGTCCTATACTTGACACACTCGTGTCCGGCAGCCCAATCTTGCAGGACGGCAAACTCATCGGCGCCGTAACCCATGTTTTGGTAAACGATCCAACTTGTGGATACGGGATTTTTATTGAGAATATGCTCCAGGCGGCTGGGTAAAACAGTCGGCGCTCTCGGGCTGGTTTCCGAGAGTGCCGGTTCTATAAACTGGAAGTTGTGTTATTCTTCACGATTCTCAATGTTATAGACAATACAAGCAATTCCTGCAATCATCGAAAACAGAATAGCTCCGCCCATTGCCTCATCCAAGGTATCCCAGCAATACTTGCTATCCCTGATACCTTATTCTTTCAACCAGCGTTTCCTTTTTCAGATTACTGCTTAAAACGAGGGAAAGCACAATCTGCAAAAGACCGACCAGCAAAATCATAGCAAGAATCGGGATAAGAGGAACGTGATAAACGTTCATTCCAAAAATCCCATTATGCTTCGCATAGGAAAACAGTGCA